GGAATCATTTTTAATGGTGATTCAGTATGTCAAACCTAGTTATTATTACTACTGCATACGCGCTGGCCAAATATGGGTGTGCCAGGGATCCTAAAAACCAAATGTCAGTAAAAAAGCGACTCCAAGGGACTCCAACCTACTGCTGTATTATTGTATTCAGAAACCAATAATACTGCTGTCGGACCAACAGCTGTATTTTGTATAGTCAGCTACCAATAATACTGCTGTCGGACCAACAGCTACGTTATAAAACCTGTAGTATTAAAATGAGAACACTGTAGTTGTACCAACAGCTGTGTTATTGATTGCTCTGAAACCTTTTGTTTATAAGGGTTTTAAAAACCAAGGCTGCTGCTTTGCCAACAGCTACGTTATAAAACCTGTGGTGTTTGAATAATAACACTGTAGTTGTACCAACAGCTGTATTATTGTATTCAGAAACCAATAATACTGCTGTCGGAACCTACTGCTGTATTGTTGTCCCAGTAGTATATAAAACACAGCTGTAGGCCTACTGTTGTATTGTTAAAATCATAGATCTAATAACACTGCTGTAGGTGTTGTTACTGTTGTGCTCACATGTTGCACATAGTTGCACAAAGCGGTACATGTTTACAACACGCTGAAACCCGCGCCACATAAGGCTTTGCGGCGATTTGCTTTTTTTTGTGTGATTTTTTTGTTTGGACCGCGTGACCGCGATTACGAAGTTATAATCCTATTTATCTTTGTCCGAGTAGTCGCCAGTGTTTGCGCCGAGTAATTGTCCTAATCGTTCCTTGATCTGCTCTCTACTCATCTTCTCCAGGTTCGCATTTATGTTTATGTTCTGGGATCTATTTATGGATAAACCAGCTAACTGATTCAACTCTTTTATAGCACTTACCGCAGCATTGTATTGTCCTTTCTCGAACGCACTCTCCATTACTTTCCACAACATCGTACCTGTCTTTTGTGGTGTGATTGCATACTTCTCTGCGAGCTCATCTTGTTTTATTCGTATGGCCTTAACTACGTTGGGATAGTCCTTGCCGTTTAGCAACTTATTCGCGCTTGCGCTTGGAAACTCATAACCAGCTTTTCTGGCCGCCTCGGTCATACCACATGCACCTTCGGTGTAATGCCAAACAAAGCTGGACTGCATTTCAGTCAGCTTATACTCATTGTCCTTATCAAACTGTATTGGTGCTTTTGATTGTTCGCTCGTTGGCTTTTTTTTCCTTGGCATTTTTATTATCCTTTTTTGAATTACCCCAGATTAACTCCCAGGCATCCCTATACTTATTTGTGTCCTCTTTTCTTCTTTTCGATCCTTTACCCATGAGTGTATAGTGTAGAGTGTATAGCACCTCTATTATATATATTATCAACCGCGTAAGAATGTAATCTTATATGTAGACAATATATAGTATATATATACACTATACACTTATATAGTATAAACCCAGTATTAACAAGGGATTGCAACAGTGTACAGCTATTTTTACTATACCCTTTGCTATACCCTTTTTCGCCGCCAAAACTCATTTTAAATGCCTATCGTGTAAAACGATCGCGATACCGACCAAAACAATCGAAGCCGCGAGGACCGTAAAAAAGGTAACAGCTGATATAAATAATATCTCTTTTATCAGATCAATCACTGAACTGGTCATATAAATTACTCACATATTCGCTAACGTCTGCTTTGCTATATCTTAGATCAAAGATCTTCTTGCCATTAGAACGTCGCGCCTCGATGCCTTTTTCGTGTAACACACGACTCGCCTCTTTGAAGTCTGGCATCCTAGGCGACTTGATACCGAGGTCGCGCAACAACTTAGTCATTTGCACAGGCTCGGTATCGTCGCTACCAAAATCTACATGCTCTAATATAAGATCCTCAACACTCGACTGAGTACGATATTGCTCATTACTATTTTGTAAGAGCTCTCGCTCATCTGGTGATAGAAACCAATTCTTTTGTCCAGGCACATACATAGTCTCTTTGACTTGGGCCCAGAGCTGTTGCATGTTGACACCGTGATTGACGTCAATATCTTTTACCGCGAGCACCCAAAATCTTCGATTGCCCGACGTGTCCGTCAAGAACTCGCGTGCGTTCACACTGGCATAAAAGGCCGTACGCCTCTGGTACGTCGTAAAGGCTCGGTCATAGGGTAGCCTTAGCTCGTCTGTCTTTGCCGTCACAAACGCTTTTAGCTGGTCTATATCTGATTTTTTAAAGGTGGACTCGATCTCGCCTAGTTCTACAATCCAATGGCTAACCGCCCGCTTAACGCTGTCTTTATCCGATGGATTAAGCGTTGCACCCTCTAACAGCCAGCCTTTATTGTAATCACACAGGCGTTTAAACCATAAGGTTTTACCGAGTCCTTGCGCGCCTTGTAAAACCAGTATGCCTTCGAGTTCAACGCCATTTTTTTCACAGGCCGCAGCTACGCAGCTTACTAACCATTTCTTGAGTAGCATGTCTCTGAGCTGTGCAGATTCCTCTGTGGTCAGCGAGTTTAAAAACTCTGGTAGTCTGTCGACTCCATCCCAAGGCTCGCTCTCGATCCATTCTTTTACAGGATTGTATTCGCGGGCCAAGATCTTGAGATAGTCTCGAACCTTAGTATGTGGTATGCCCATATTGATACAACGATTTTCAATCTCAATCAGCGATGCCTCTTCTTGCATGTCAGCGATAAAGGTCATTTCTGGTATGTCTATCTCCATCTTCTTTTTAATAACGTTGTAGCGCACATCAACGCCGTGTACTGCTAGGACACCACCGATGTTGTCTTTAGTGTTTAGGAAGCGTCCGTTTGCACTTCTTACGAAGTCAAACTCTACTGGCACATCTAATGTTTGCAGGACCACCTCACCTTCGGTGACAGCAACTTCGTTTTTGTGGTCGTTATAATCACCCTTAGTCTCTGGCATGTGGATCTCAGCATAACCGCCTACTTTCTTTACATAAGCTGCCGCTTTTTTAGCTTCCTTCTCGCCTGTTTTACTATCATCATTGTCTGCGACAAAAACGTGTTTATGGTTAGGAAAATACTTATACATAACCTCTGCGACAGGCGTTAAGTTATAAGCGTCAAAAGCCACCACGACTGGCTGTGATCGATCAGCGTAGATAGATGCTGCTGTAGCATAACCCTCTGCATAATTGAGCGTGTCAGAGCTGTTGAATATCTCTCTGCCGAGCAAGAAAAAGCTACCGCTTTTTTTAGAACCAGTGAGAAAACGCTTGGAGCCATCGCCAGCAATAAACTGTAAGCCAACGATAGTGCCTTGGCCGTCCTTCATAGGAATAACCAAGTTGCCATGATCGTCCTCTTTTAAACCATAAGACAAGACTTGTTTCTTTTCTAAGTAGTCATGCCTTACACAATCCTTTGCCTTGTCCCATATAGACTGAGCTCGCTGCGCGGCCTGCGTATATTTTTCTGCTGACTTGACCTCAGCCTGGCGTCGTAGCTCTTCAATCTCCGCCTTCTGTTCTTTGGTCATACGATACCTTTTACTATTCTCTGGTTTCCAGGTAGCAGTGGGTTGATCCGTACTGATTCTATAATCACCAATTCGGCCATAGGGGGATGATTGGTCTAACCAGGCTTGATACCAACCCACCAGCTTACGCTGGTTACCAATGTTGATGTATGCTCGACCTATAGAGCCATCGGTAACCAATCCCTTATTGGGATCTGGTTCATATCCATGGGTGGATAAGAAATCGCGAAACTGAGAAGTAAAATCCTTAGTGAAGGGTCTATTGTTATTTCTGTTAGGTCCTTTTATTTTTAATGACATCAATCCATCGCTTTTTTGTGTGTTTACTTTGTTTATAAAAGTATATAGAATAGTACACCAAGTTTATAATAATTTGCAAACACTAAATGGAGGAATTTATGAGCTTAATTATGAGTAGCGACGGTAGCGGCGAGAATCTACCAAAATTACAACCAGGCATCTATGCTGGGACCTGTTATCAAATTGTAGATATGGGTACTAGAGACGAGGTTTATAATGGCGAAACCAGTAAGAAAACACAAGTCATTATTACCTTTGAGGTTACTGAGGCCTTAGAGCCAAACAACAACGAAGTGCAAATGCAAGACGGCAGACCTTTTGCTGTCTCTGGAACTTACACTGCCTCTTTGTTTGAGCAGGCCAAACTGCATCAACACTTGGTTAGTTGGAGAGGTAAGGCTTTTACCGAAGAAGAACTGCAAGGTTTTGACATGAGTAAACTTTTAGGTTGCACTGCAAGAATAGAAGTGGCACATACCAAACCAAGTCCAGATGGTAAGGGTGGTGGCAATCCAAAAATACATAACCTACAAAGACCAGACGGTGGCATTAAGGTTGTTGACACAGAAAACGAAAAAAGATCTTTTGATTTGGATGTATTTTGTAACTTCAAAAAAGACCCAGCCACACCTGGCGGTAAAGCCATGTCAGATATGTTCGATACTTTTCCAGATTGGCAACAAGGTAAGATAGAAGATTCATACGAATACAAAGCAGCGGTTGGCACATCTACAGAAACATCAATGTCAGATGAGGTATCGAAACTTACAGACGAGGCAGCGCAAAGTAATTCACCAAACTTTGACGACACAGAAGATAACAATAAATTAACAGACGACGATATACCGTTTTAGTTTGTTGGTAGGTGGTTACCCTCCAACTCGACTCACACAACTCCATACGAGTTATGCCACCTACCACAATTAGAGGACTAGTATGAAACCAGGCGTATACGAAAACATAGCTTACGAAGAATACGATGCAATACCAGCTTATAGATCTCACGATCTAACTACGGTCATAAAATGCCCGTACAGCTGGAAGAATCGCAAGGCCCTAACTGAAACACCAGCGTTGCTTGAAGGCCGAGTACAACATACCGTGTTTTTAGAAAAGCATAACTTTGATAAAGAGTTTGTAATTCAACCAAACATAGATAGGCGTACTAAAGTTGGCAAAGAAGATTATGCAAACTTTATGGAAACCATTGGTGATCGCACGGCCATAAGTCGTGACATGTACGATGTGTGTATGGAACGCAGAGCAGTGGTTCAAGACTATGTGCCAGCAGAAGATCACAAGACCGAGCTGACGCTCGTCTTTGAGTGGCACGGCCATCCATTTAAATGTAGATTAGACTGGTATGACGGCGAGAGGGTTTGGGATCTTAAAACCTGTCGTGACGCCTCACCAAGAGGATTTAGAAACGCCATCAACAGTTTCAACTATCACATGCAAGCAGCTCTCTATGTAGACGGCTGTATATTATCTGGACTCAAAGCACACGGTTTTAACTTTCTGGCCCAAGAGAAAGCGCACCCATATCCATACGGTGTCTATACTTTGTCAGACGAGGCGCTTGAATATGCCAGAGCTCGAAATGAGCAGGCCTTAGATTTGTTGTTGAAGTGTAAAGACAAAGACGACTTTAGACCCTACAACCTAGATGGTGTCCAGGTTGTAGATATTACAGATTTGTATTAGTTACTTAAGGCAACTATACATTTCATCAAAATAATCGATGATGTATTCATGGTTATATATACCCTTGGTGTATTT